GCACTGGCTGATGGAGATGAGACAGAGGATCATGCAGGTGCTATACTTTGGAATGCTTCAGCTTGGATATGGACGGAGCAACAAATAAAAGATGGCAAACTACCACAAGAGTTAGATAATATATCATATAGAGAACAATGAATACTGAAGAAGTAGTACTACCCGCTCTGTCAAAAAACTTGATAGATAAGCTTGACAAATTGTTTCCTGATAAATGTGCAGACTTGACGGACGACGACAGAATGGTATGGTATAAGTCAGGACAACGTAGTGTAATTAATTATCTACGACAGATTTACGACGAACAACTTCAAGACAATATTATAACAAAGGATTAATACTATGTGCTTTTCTACACCTAAGATGCCAGACATCCCACCACCACCTCCTCCCCCTGCTCCACCACCACCTCCGTTGGCTATGGCAGAGAAAGCACCTGCTCAGGCAACAGCTAAGAAGCAGACAAAGCGTCGCAGAGGTACACAACAGTTGACTGCTCGTCGTCGTCCTACTATTGGAGCTGGCATGGGCGGAGGCACAGGTGTTAATTTACCAACATAATAACAGGAGATAAATATATATGAGCCTTCGTTCATTAGATAAGAAGACATTACTTGACGCAGTCGCTGCGGAAGTAGACGGTACATCCATTTCAGCAGAGCGTGATAAAGGGTGGACGTTTGTAATAGCAACAACAGTGGAAGGAGCAGCAACCATTGATATTGAAGCCTTCATAAGTAATACTTGGTTTGTCATACACAGCCAAGATGTAAATGCTGTAGGGTCGTTTATGATTCGTGATGACCACGGACACTACGAAAAGATTAGAGGTCGTATAGCACCCGGTAACTACACAGGTGGTACACACAGCGTCTACGCTACAGGTAGTGTTGACTCTCTTTAATGTTAAACGTATATCCATCTGAGCAGCTCAAGCCGAGTCGCTTGTTAGGTCTACCTAATCAGTTTTACAGACCGAGCTTTGAGGAGTTGTATGGTTTTGATGTGCCTACTTTCAGGGGACAACCCGGACTGTTTGATGATATATTAGTTACATCTCCGTTAATCGGTACAGTTAGATACGCTACTGACATCGAAGCTATTATGGTGTACAGTGATCCAGACTGGCAGGTATACTACAGCACTCACAAATATAATTTCCTACGCACTAATTGGGAAACCTTCAGCTCCCGCACATGGGACAACATGACATAACTCTTAACACTTATATATAAAATGGCAGACTTAACAGGAACAACACCAGCAAATACTTATAAAGGCTTACTTCAAGTAAACGATTACACCGACGGTATAGCAGGAAACACAGGCTCTTCCGCCTTAGCAATTCAAGACGGAGCAGGTAACGCTACAGCACTAGCAGTCAGTACGGACAATGTTGGTATTGGTACTACGAGTCCTGAGAGTAAGCTTCATGTATTTGGAGACATAACTTTCCAAGGAGAAACTACCGACAGTCAAGGAACACGATCTAAAATAATTCATACTACAGGAACATCAGCAAATGGGGCAGAAATAGACAATGATGGAGGCTTATTATTTCAGACTTATGATAATACTGTTTATGTTGATGCACTAGCGGTTACACACGACGGCAAGGTTGGTATTGGTACTACGAGTCCTAGTGCTCCTCTTGAAGTATCTTCTACTACAGGCGGTGTAATCATGCCAAGAATGACGACAGCACAGCGTAATGCTATAGCCTCTCCTACAGACGGTGAGATGGTATACGACACAGATTTAAATAAGTTCTATGGGTACGCTAATGGTGCTTGGACTGCTCTTCATTAATACTTATGCACGAAACAGCACAAGGGTTATACCACTCGTTAGAGAATCAACGGTACTCTTTCTTAGATCGAGGTCGTACCTCTTCTGAGTTGACCCTGCCGTATGTTCTACCACCTGACGGTCACAACTACGCTACTAAATACTACACACCTTATCAAGGCATAGGAGCTAGAGGTGTACTGAACTTATCGTCTAAGTTATTACTGGCATTACTTCCACCTAACGCTCCGTTCTTCCGCTTGGTGATTGACCGCTATGAGTTGGACAAAGCAAAGCAGGAGCTAGGGC